CAACAATGTTTACAGCAGCAGAATTTGCAATAATTGATTCAGTATTTACTCTAAAATAAATTGCACGGATATTATTGAATGAAGCATATTTACCTGGTGCATCAGCAATCAGATTACCTGTGATGACTGTGTTACCAGAAATCAGTTTGATATTTGCTGAACTTGGATTTGATATTACTAAATCTTGTGCCGAGTTGACTGTGAAAATTGTTTGGTCGGCAAACTGAATATTTGCTGTACCGTTTAGCGGTGAACTGTATGCACTAAACTCTACCCACTGATTTGATGAGTTAGAGTTGATGTACACATACTGAATACCAGATGACGAATCAATCCAGATGTCATCTACATTTGCGCCAGCAGGTGATGTTGCTTGTACATACGTTTGTGTCTTAACATTTGCAGTGGCAAACGCAGCATTTGCTTGTATGAATGCAGAGTTGGCATATTGACCTGTAGCATTCTGTGATTGGTATGCCGCATTTGCTTGTGCATATGCCGAGTTTGCTTGATAGAAAGCGGAGTTTGCATACGTAGCAGTAGCATTACCATAAGTGAACGCAGAGTTTGCTTGGAAGAATGCAGAGTTAGCGTATTGTCCTGTAGCATTCTGACTCTGATAAGCAGAGTTCGCTTGTATGAATGCCGAGTTTGCATACTGACCTGTGGCATTTTGTGAAGTATAAGCAGCATTTGCTTGTGCGTATGCCGAATTTGATTGTATAAACGCAGAGTTTGCTTGATTAAATGCCAAGTTTGCAGCAGTATATGCACCATTCGCATTAGCAAAAGCAGCATTTGATTTGGCAAAAGCAGCATTAGCGTTTGCGTAAGCATTAGAACTATAGATGTATAAATCTACATTACCATTTGCTGCAAAAATATAGTTAGCAAAAATGGCATTAGCACCAGTGATGCTACCATTTGAACCCGTTGTTGTTATTGTGTTTGATGTTACATTACCGACAAAGGTTACATCGCCAGTAACTTGACCACCAACGTTTGCATTCAGTGAATTGTTAGCACGAAGGAATGCGGCATTCGCATATTGTCCTGTAGCATTTTGTGACTCATATGCCGAATTTGCTTTTATAAATGCTGAATTGGCATACTGTCCTGTAGCATTTTGTGACAAGTATGCGGCATTTGCTTGAGCATATGCAGAATTTGCTTGGAAGAATGCTGAATTGGCATACTGACCTGTAGCATTTTGACTTTGATATGCAGCATTTGCTTGTGCAAAAGCGGAGTTAGCGTATTGACTTGTAGCATTCTGACTTTGATAAGCAGAGTTCGCTTGTATGAATGCTGAATTTCCAGTGTTACGAGCATACGTATCAACTGCTGAACCAGTGATGGCAGTATTAACGGCAGCAAATGCAGCATTGGCTTGAATGAATGCGGAGTTTGCTTGATTGTAACTGAACTGTATTTGCGGTACAACATTAACACCCGCAACAACTGACGCACCATTTACCGTAAGAACAGCACTAGATTTATTAAAAGTTAATCCAGAGTTTGATCCCAGTGAACCTGAGTCATTAAATTGGATTTCTTGGTTAAGACCTGCTGGACCCGGATAAGGGTAATGCGTTATGATTGTACCGATAGGCGTTGCATAGAAAAACTTTCCATCACGATTGTTGATAGAAAGTTCACCGTTTGCTAACGATGTAGGTACATTACCACTTACGGTAGAATGTTTAAGTTGTATTACTGTGTTTGCCATTAAAATGTCCCGCCAGCCTCAACCTTTAGTTTATTGGTTTCAGTAGCAGAAATTTCAACAGGTAATTCTTCGATAGTTTTTACAGCAACTTTTTTAATAACTTTGGGTGCAGAAGGAACTAATTTTTCCAATTCAGAAATACGAGATTTCATTTCTTCTATTTCCTTTTCTTTTAACTCTAATGCACTCTTTGTTGTATTAAGTGTATCTTTTACTGCACCAAGTTCCCGCATAGTGTCATTTAAAGCAGATTGAATTCTAGTTTTTTCTTGAACTATTGCATCATTACTTTCTGCTTGCACTTTATAATGTTGTGTCTGACCAATTTGTTGTAATGCTTCTTGGTGCTTTGCTGTAAGATCATCAATTTTTACCTGCATTTCTGCACGAATGTCTGTTTCTTTTTCAAGCAGTTTTAACCGTGCTTGCATCATGAAGTTTTGCTTGATGATTACATCTAAATTCTCAAGCAAAACCTCTTGATAGGTATTTGAAAATTCCACACTCATAATATTTTCCTTTCATGACAATAATTTAGAATGTTCCGCCCTGCAAGTATGTAAATGTTGGAACACCAGAAGCGTTGATAGTTAATACATGTCCTTCAGTTGATGAAGATGCAGTAGTAAATGCGCTTGTTCCTTGACCCAACAAAACACCATTATTTGTAAATGTAGTTGCACCAGAACCACCACGTCCTACAGGTAATGTACCTGAAGTAATCGCATCAGCAGAGATTGCAATTGCTGTATTATTGGCAGAAGTAATACGACCATTCGCTTCAACTCTAAACGAAGCAACTGCACTAGCAGTACCATAATTTCCAGCACTGATTGATACATTTGTAAAGTCAGTATTGGCTTGATTAAACGCAGCATTAGACTGTGCAAATGCTGCATTAGCCTGATAGAATGCTGCATTAGCCTGATAGAATGCAGAATTAGACTGATTCGATGCATACGTAATGTTAGTATTCTGTGTGTTATTAACTGCTACAGCACCGTTAGCAGCATTGAATGCAGCATTGGCAGTATTGTATGAAGAAGCAAGTGTTGGTACGACATTGATACCACCAGCAGTGAATCCATTTGCGGTAATACCACCAGGTACAGATAACGAATTATTGGAGAATACAAATTCGTTTACTGCTGTGCCATTAGTACCAGTTTGAATCTTGACTACATCGCCTCTATTTGATATCAGATTGGTTTCATTGTTTAGTGATAGTTTGTTTCCACCAAACGAACCACCGTAGATTCCTTGATATGATTCAATACCAGAAGCACCAAATTTAGTTTGTTGTCCAGCAACATCAATCGTTACTTGACCAGAATCACCTAAAGTAAGTTTTGATGAGCCAGCAGAAGATGCAAAACCAGTGTTTGCAACAACATAATCTGCAATAACGTTAGCAGTAACACCTACTGTACCTGAAACTGAACCACCAGAGTTCGCATTCAGTGAGTTATTGGCACGTGTATATGCAGCATTAGCAGTATTAAGTGCTACAATAATATTATTATTTTGTCTTACATTAACTGCTTCAGCATAGGTAATATAACTGTTAGCATTAGCATACGCAGCATTAGCAGAATCAAATGCAGCATTAGCAGTATTTGTAAGTTGTCTAAACGATCCAACTGCGGCATCAGGCAATTTGAGGTCTTGAACACCACCAATTAATGCAGTATCAGTGCTATTGACTGAGGTGTTCTTAATTGTCAAACCACCAATATCGATAGTTCCCGAACCAACAAACAACGAATGCCAACGATTAGTTGCAGAACCCAGGTTCCATGTAACATCAGATGTTGGTTTTAAAGAACCAGTAAAGTTGACGTTACCAGTAACTGTACCACCATTGTTTGCATCTAACGAATTGTTAGCACGAAGGAATGCAGCATTAGCAGTATCGTATATGCCATTTGCATATGGAAGTAAATCAATGTTCTTGACACGAACAGATTGTGATTTTAAATTAGCATTAACTGTTGCAATATGGAACGATGAATCGGATGGATCAATATTATTATTTGCACCAATTTCTGGAGTATAACCATCAAATACATAGAATTCTTTATTGGTTGAATCACGAATAATACCAGCATGTGCATTTGTACCATTATTGTAGTGACCAGCAAAACCAATATCTACGATATCAGATGTGTAATTTCCAAGACCAAGAATAATTAACGAGTCATTGGCAACAATTTCTGTGGTGCTAATAGAAACAACATTACCAGTAACAATCAGGTTACCAGTAATAGAAACGTCACCAGTAACTGTACCACCATTATTGGCAGACAACGAGTTATTGGCACGTGTATATGCAGCAGAAATTCTACTGTTCTGTGCTGCATTAACTGCTTCATTATATGTGATGTAACTGTTTGCATTTGCATATGCAGCATTAGCAGTATCCGAAGCAAATGCAATAGAGTTATTCTGTGTTAGATTAACACCTGTGCTTACATTAGCAGCAGCATACGCAGCGTTTGCTTGGTTGAAAGCAGACAATGCACTGTTCTGTGCATTTGTGATGTTAGTATTTTGTGTTACATTAACTGCTTCATTGTATGTAATGTAACTATTAGCATTCGCATATGCAGCATTGGCAGTATTAAATGCAGCCGAAATGGAATTATTTTGTGTAAGATTAACTGCTACGGCACCGTTAGCGGCAGCAAATGCAGCAGTTATGGAATTGTTTTGTGTAAGATTAACTGCCACTGTACCATTGGCAGTGCTGAATGCAGCATTCGCTTGATCAAATGCGCCACTAGCATTGTACTGTGCCGCAATAGCAGCATTGTATGCATTACTAGCATCTGCCAAAGCACTTGTTGCATCACTCTGTGCATTACCCGCAGCAGTATAAGCAGAGTTTGCTTTGTCAAACGCAGCATTCGCATGATAGAATGCCGAGTTTGCTGTTCTACGAGCATAACCATCGGTTGCTGCACCACCAGTTAAAGTATTAACGGCAGCAAATGCACCGTTGGCATAGATGGCAGCAGAATTGGCAGTTGCAAAAGCAGCATTGGCTTGATTATATGCTCCTGCGCTTGATGATCCACTATTGGCAGCAGCATAAGCAGCATTTGCGGTATCATAAATTGCTTGTTGTTGATCTAGATAAAACTTACCACCGATTGGAATGACACCAGTACCAGTAGGCGAACCAATAAAGAACGTATTACTGACATAAGAATATGCTGGCTCCGCAATATTTAACGAAGTTGGAGTAGCATTTACCTGCGAGTATTTTAGTTGAATAACGGTATTGGCCATTTTCTATCCTTTTAAGAAGGCTTTTAGGTTTAATTATTACTTTATTTATGTATTTACTTCTTTAGAAACTACCACCGAAAATCAATGTTGTGATTGCATTAGCAGCAATAAATGCCGCATTCGCTTGTGCATAAGCAGAATTTGCTTGAATGAAACCAGAGTTGGCATATTGGCCTGTAGCATTCTGACTTTGATACGAGGCATTCGCTTGTGCATAAGCAGAATTTGCTTGAATAAAACCAGAGTTGGCATACTGACCAGTTGCATTCTGTGATTCATATGCCGAATTTGCTTTTATGAATGCTGAATTAGCATACTGACCCGTGGCATTCTGACTTAAATAAGCAGCATTCGCTTGTGCATATGCGGAGTTCGCTTGAATAAGTCCAGAATTAGCATAACTGCCTGATGAATTTTGGCTTAAATAAGCAGCATTTGCTTGAGCAAAAGCAGAATTAGCATATTGACCTGTAGCATTCTGTGATTCATATGCCGAATTTGCTTTTATGAATGCTGAATTCGCTTGATTATATGCTACATTAGCAGTATCGAAAGCATATCCTAATTGAACAATATACTTACTACCACCAATTTCAATAACACCGTTATTAGCAGTTGTGCCAATAAACAATGTATTACTTGAATACGAGTAACCTGGTTCTCCAATGTTTAAAGAAATTGGAGAGTTGTTTGCTAACGATCTTTTAAATTGTATTAAAGTATTATTCACGGGTATCTATTTAAAAAATCCCGCCGGCAATTGCTGTTGGACCAGTATTTGCTTGTTGAAATGCGGCATTAGCGGTGTTAAATGCAGCAACAAGTCTGTTGTTTGCAGCAGCAACACCAATCTCACCGATGTATCTGTAACCAGTAATATAAATTACTTTCGCTGCTGTTAGCGTTGCTGGTATTGTACCGCCGATAAAGTTTAATACACCTGATTGATAGTCAAAGAACCATTCACCTACACCACCAATACCAGAGTCCGATAATGGTGTTCCTGTAGTTGGATTAGCATTACCTGAAGTTTCGGCATACACTTTAATAAAATATGTTGAACCAAATTCTGGTGTAATCCAATCAGTTAGATTTGTTTTCCATGATGGATAAACAGAACTTATTGGAGTTGTTGTGGTATCAGCAGTACATTGAACTCTAGCAGTTGTTTGATACAGTTGAACTATTGAAGTATTTGATCCTGGTGCTGTTGCAGGAATGTCTGCCGCTTGTGTCCAAACACGATCACCACGATTAATGGTTGGACTGGCAATAGATTCATTGCTCGGACTTTTATTTGTTGCCGTATCTGTTTTAGCAACACCAAAAAGTTTTTTGTATAATAAGTCTACTTTTGACGAATCTGATATTGACATAGTTAGTTACTTGCGGTTTGTAGGGATAACGCAGTCACAGTTTGACCGGTTGTAAGTTTAATCCTAACGTAAATCTCATTTAATGTAGTATCGGAACTTGATACCGTACCAAACGTACAAGTTTTTCTATGTGCTGATACTAAACTATTTAGTGTGACTATACCACCTAACGCACAACCATTACTTCCATTTCCTAATACACCTGGTATACCTGATCCAGCATATGCCACACTCATGTCTAACCATCCACCAATAGTAGATTTCGAATCTATAATACTACCTGGAAGTGCAACCCATAGACCAGCAATTGTTCCAGAGAATTGAATATCAAATTTAGATACTGATGTACGAATAAATTTAAATGTAAAGTATTGTGAACCAGAACGACCTGTACTTAAATTTGGACCTACTGGTAAATAACCTGTAGAGTAATTTGTTATATCATGTTTCAATACACCAGCAACAATAGTAGCATCAGTAACACGAAGTGGTCCATTTGTACTATCAAATGCTGAAGCATTATTAGCATACGAAGGATTATCATTAGCAGTTCCTGAATCGGGATTTGCAACTCTAAATGCCAATCCAGAACCCACTCCAATAGCCGAACCAAATGTTAAAGTAGTTTCTTCCATTGCACTTGATGTGCCAGTTTTGTACTGAACGATTCCGCTAGGAGTAATTGCTGCTGATGTTGTAGAAAGATAACTATTGTTTGTTGTTACTGTAGGACCAGAAGAACTATTGCCAAAACCTGTAGTAACAGCACATGTTAAATTTACCGTTGCATAACCACTTGTTACATAAAGATTACGTGCAAGCGGTGTTGTAATACCTGCTTGTGTATATGTGACACCTGCATTAGATTGAAAAGCACCACCACTTGCTGCTGACACAAATGTATCAGTTGTTGGATACGTATCACCACTTAATTTTGCAACATTGAATCCTACATTGAACAACGTAGATGAATTATAATGTGGTATGGTGCTTGAGTTGGCATACGAAACAGTATTTGATACGATGCTTGTTGATGATATTACTGGTGCACCTGGTGCATTATCATCATAGTACCAGAAAGGAGTATTGGTTGTTGATGCTCCAGAATGTGTCAGATAGATTTCATTCCAACCATTTGATACTGTACCTGCTGCTGAAGAGTCAAAACTTCTCCAGAAACCTTGCGCTGTTCCAGGAACTTTTGAACCATAATCAACACTGTCCGAAATAACTATATCACCATATGTTCCATTTGCGGAAGCATTTGTAAAAGTGTATGCACTATTATTAGCACTATTTTTAAATAATGTTAATGTACCACTATCACCTGGACCTTGATCTTGAATTGTTGATGTGCTATAAGAACTTGAACGACGAATGTTTGTAACAGTGGTACCACCAGCAACATTTCTTGATGATGATGTACGATCTGTTTGAGTAAAGTTCGTCATTCTAAACGTCTGGACATTACTAATCGTAAGAGTATTTCCAGATGGAAATGCTGGTGGTCCAGGAGGTACAAGTTTACCTAACACTTGATTTAATTGCGCTATACTATTTGTCACTGATGTTGTTGTGGTAAGAGTTATTGCATTGCTTACTAATTGACCTACACCATTTGCTCCTAATGAAATATTATTGCCAACAGGAGTACCAGTTGTATTCGCTTGTATGAATGCAGCATTGGCTTGGTTACGTGCCCACGAATCAGTGGATGAACCACCAGCATTCGCAGCAGCAAACGCAGCATTCGCAGTATTGAATGCAGCAGTAATAGAATTGTTTTGTGATGCATCAACACCGACTGAAACATTTGCTTGTGTGAATGCAGCATTAGCAGCAACAAACGCAGCATTTGCATACGATGCCGCAGAGTTAGCAACATATGATGGTGTATTCGCTTGTATAAATGCAGCATTCGCAGTATTGAATGCGGCAGTAATGGAATTATTTTGTGTAGAATTAATACCATCAATATTATTTGCTGAAGCAAACGCAGCATTAGCGGTATTCAGTGCTACAGTAATAGAATTGTTTTGTGTTGTATCGGTTGCAGTAGAAGCATTTGCAGCAGCAAAAGCAGCATTTGCAGTATTACGTGCATACGAATCAGTACCACTACCGCCAGCATTAGCGGCAGCAAACGCAGCATTTGCAGTATTGAATGCGGCAGTAATAGAATTGTTTTGTGTTAAGTTGGTTGCAGATGCGGTATTAGCAACAGCAAAAGCAGCATTCGCATATGATGCAGCAGAGTTGGCAACATAACTTGGAGTGTTTGCTTGTATGAATGCAGCATTGGCAGTATTACGAGCAGATTGATCTGTACCACTACCACCAGCATTTGCAGCAGCAAAAGCAGCATTTGCTTGAATGAATGCGGAATTTGATTGATTACGAGCGGCCTGATCTACATTTCCAGCAACAGCATTGTTAGCAGTAGTAAACGCAGCATTTACTGTGTTAAAAATTATTTGTTGTTGATCTAGATAAAACTTACCACCAACTGCAATAGAACCTGTACCAGCAGGTGAACCTATGAAGAATGTATTACTGGCATACGAATACGCTGGTTCTCCAATATTTAAACTATTTGGAGTATTGGTCGTTAATGACCGTTTTATTTGTATTATTAGATTGGCCATTTATAGTTTTTTAGAAATAACCGCCATCAACTTGCGCTACTGTTACAGGAGTTATAATTGAAGTGCTTTTAGTTTCATATTTGTTATTTGCGGAACTATAAACAAGTATGTATCCGTCTTGAAGTCCTACTGTACTCACATCATTTATTTCTGCCATGGCTACATTAGGCTTGGCACGAAAATCATTTGATACAACCGTAGTTCTATTTGGTTGAAAAACTTTAACTGAAACTGAATCCATATTTATTCTTCTTAAAAAGTTCCGCCATCAACTTCCATATCTGATGATGGTGATGGTTCTGGCGGTGGTGAATATGAATTATAACTATTAGTAACTGCTGGAAGAATTACTGCTGTTCCTTCCACTACTCGCATCACAGAATTATTTAAAGAGTTGGTTATGTTTAAATCATAAACATATCGACCAGGATTAAGATTAGCAGTATTTGCTGCGGTCATTGAAAGAGTAATTTGACCGTTTGCAATACCAGTTACTGTTGCGTTTAAAGGTGTATATGTTGAAGAATAATAAGATTTACGAAGTTGGGAAGCGGCAGTATAAAATTGTAGATTTATTGGGTAACCACTATCGTCTGATACTGTAACATACGATGTTAGATTTGCTCCCTGCTCAATGGTTAATTCTGCATATGCCGCCAAGATTTTCTCCTTTTATTACCATATTTAGTCAATCTCATACTGCCAATAAAAAACCCTGCCGAAGCAGGGTTTCTTTAAAAAGAAAATAACTTACACTGTAGTATTTTCTACCCACGATGTTGTTGCTTCATCCCAATGATAGAACTTACCTTCAGTTGTAGGCATTGGTGTAGGTGCGTCCCACGATGCGGTTGCGTTGTTAAGATGCCACGATGGGAATGGTTTCGGAGGAACGAAAGCATCCAAATCTGCATTATACGAATAACCAATACCAGCGTAACGAACACGCATACTATGATTATATGATGTTTGTTTCCAGTTACCGCCAAACAGTCGTTGACAGAATGCTACTCCAAGTTCCTCACGTTCTTGACCATGTGCGTCAAGTAGTTCATTGTTACCAACAACGATAACTTGGGTAACAACATTATGTTCATCAAGTTGTGCGAAATGTGCCATTTAATACTCTCCTAAGTTAAAACAATTTAATCTATTTAGTTATTTATATAGTTAAGTCCAAGACAGAATAACAATGCCTGAACCACCTTGCATACCAACAAAATCTCTTGCTCCACCACCACCACCTCCTGAACCTTGTGCTCCTGTATTTGCAGGATATGATGTTGGTGCGCCAGGTTGTCCACTACCTTTTCCACCACCACCAAGACCACCAGAAACCATACTTCCACCATTAGTTGTTCCACCACCCCCACCAGCATAGTATGTCGGTGTTCCGGAATATGATGATGTTAAACCATTTCCTCCCGCGCCACCACTTCCACCTCCGGAAGGACTACCAGCAGCACCCGCACCGCCGCCACCGCCACCGCCTAAATTTGAATCTGCTGAACCTCCAGCATTACCTTGTCAAGGTGTTCCTGCACCACCCGCACTACTGTAACCACCACCGCCACCAGAACCACCTGAATTGCCTGGACCTTGAGGTGGTCCATTAAAACCGCCACCTCCGCCACCACCTACCGCAGTAAACGATGAAAATATTGAATTTGTTCCATTTCCACCTTTACTATTCGGAGTATTTGGTCCTGATGTATAACCTCCTGCACTACCACCAGCACCAACCGTAATAGCATATGGCGTTCCTGGAGTTACTGAAAAACCTGTACCCGTCAAGAAACCACCACCACCGCCACCGCCACCAACATGTCCTCCACCACCACCACCACCTGCGACTACAAGATAGTTTACTGATGTTGTTCCCGCAGGAGGTGTCCATGAACCTGAACCATAAAACACTTGTCTATATGTGGCAGGTGTTGAAGAATGTTTTAATATCAATATACCCGAAGCACCTGCTCCACCAACTCCAGGTGGTTGAGTCGCACCACCGCCACCACCGCCAGTTCCAAATGTTGCATTTGAACCATTATATGCGCCAGTGACGTTTATACCGCCTGTACCACCTCCACCTATACCACCTGCGCCAGCAACAGCGGGAGAATCAACTCCACCACCACCACCCCCCGCAAGATAAGTAACTGTTCCTGTTAATGTAGTTGATTGTCCAGCACCACCATTACCTCCAGCCGGACCATCTTGACCAACCGCAGCAGCACCTCCGCCACCGCCACCCCTATATGGAGCAGCAGGACCTGTACCAAAACCTCCATTATTACCTTGACCATATGTTCCTAATCCACCATTTGGATAAGCGGGACTACCACCACCGCCTCCACCACCACCTGAACCGCCAGAGAAAGCATAATTACCATTATTGTCATAACCACCACCACCGCCACCGAATGATGTGAGTGTAGTAAATGTACTATTTGTACCATTGCCGCCATTTGTGCCGGGTGCTATACCACCAACGCCACCAGCACCAATAATAATCGGATATGATGTACCTGGAACTACCGCTAATCCTGTACCTGATAAGTAACCACCCGCACCACCACCGCCACCACGACCATTTCCATTTGAACCGCCACCACCTCCAGCAACTAAAACATAATCAACAGAAGTGATTCCTGATGGTGGTGTAAATGAACCTGATGATGTAAAAATATATGTGTTGACTGAAGGTTGTGTAACAGGAATAGAAACAATAACGATACCTGAACCACCTGCTCCCCCATTACCCTGTGGAGAATTAGAACCACCACCACCACCGCCACCAGTATTAGTGTTCGCAGAAGCACCTGCTTGCCCACCAGAAAAACCACCGTTGCCACCACCGAATGGTGTTCCTAACCAAGGTGATCCTGTTGAATATACAGCATAACCTCCACCACCCCAACCACCTCCAGCATTACCTAAATCAACTGCATTACCTCCTGCGCCGCCGCCAGCATATGCTACATTAGCACCAGAGATTGTTGAAAATATTCCTATACCGCCATTACCTCCACGTGCTGGAGTTCCTACTCCAGTTCCACCACCACCGCCACCGCCAGTTGCGTATGGTCCAGCATATGTACCGCCAGCATATCCTTGTCCTGGTGTTCCAGCACCTGCTGCTGATCCAGGACCAGAACCAGCACCACCACCAGAACCTCCAGAATATCCAATTGCACCAGGACCGCCTGATGAACCACCTCCACGTGCAACTAATGTTCCAAATACTGAATTACTTCCATTACTACCAAAATTCGGTGCGCCAGAACCGCCAGAACCACCAGCACCAACAACAACTGAAAGTATAGAACCTGGTCCTACAGGATAACCAGTGCCAGATAATACACCACCAGCACCACCACCTCCTGCACGATCCCAACCACCACCGCCACCACCAGCAATAACAAGATAATCTACTTGCGAAACGCCAGCACCTACAACGAATTGACCTGTGTTTGAAAATGTAAATATTGCAGAAGGAGGAGAAACATAATAACGAAGAATAACTATACCAGAACCTCCATTACCACCTTCAGATGCACCAATATAACCACCACCTCCACCACCACCAGAACCAGTATTTAATAGGGCAGTTGCTGATGCTAATGGCGTTCCAGTGCTGTCACCAGTTCTACCATTTCCTGCTCCATAACCTCCAGTTCCTCCAGGCAAACCATATCTACCAGAAGCACCTCCGCCACCTCCACCAGCATAACCTATATTTGAACCTGTGAATGTTGAATATAATGCAATTCCTCCATTACCACCCAAAGAAGATGCTCCTGCATCTTGACCTTTTCCACCAGCACCACCTCCACCTGCACCCGCTTCATTTACAGAACTATTTCCACCAGCATTACCTTGTACTATAATAGTATTTGCTATACCTCCAGTAGGAGTTGCTCCGGGCATTGATGCTCCACCACCAGAACCTCCTGAACCGCCAGTACCGCCAACACCGTATCCACCACCTAATCCACCACCCTCAGTATAAACATTATGAAAGGATGAATTTGATCCTTTATTTCCTGCTGCTCCTTGAGGTGCGCCCACTGAACCTGGACCACCAGCACCAACAATAACAGTATAATTTTGTCCAGCAGTAACAGGATAACCTGTTGCAGTTCGTAAACCACCACCGCCGCCACCACCTGCCCATGTATGCCCTCCACCGCCGCCGCCAGAAACAATAAAATAGTCAACTGTGGATACACCAGTAGGTGCTGTCCATGTGGATGAAGTTGTAAATACTTGAAAACCTTGAATTTGACCCGTACCAACTTCTTGTGGCCATATGCCAGCAAGTTTAGCAATCTGTGCCTCATTAATTGACCAGATACCGACAGCATTACCTTGACCTACACCACCACCAGTAGTCAGATTTCTACTACCAATAATACCGCCGTTAAAGCCCTTAGCCATTAACTTATCTCTTCAAACGATGTGATGAGATGCAGACGATTGTTAGCATCTGATTTTGCTTTGAGTTGATCACCCTCTTCAAGATAGAGTGATTTACCTAGAATATCTAACGAAGATTTAGCAGGTACGGTCATCACATTTGCAAGAGCATATGTGGAATTACCCACACCCGTATTTACGTTCTGCGAACCAAACTTAAATAATTCTACAGATACGTTACCAGCATTTGTACCGTCAACATTCGAAACAATAATTGTATTGATTTTTGTTACAATGTTCGAACCAACACTATTAACAATAACGGCTGTTGAGGTCGTAGTAAGGTTAGCGACATTTGACTTGCCACGAATGGTAGTTACTGCGACTATATTAGGTGCTGCCATTTATTTTTATCTCCGTTAAATATTTAGAATGTGATTGAACCGCTGCCTAAAAAATGAAAAATATAATAACCACTTTGATAAGCATATAAAGGTCCACCAGTTGTGCTTGTTACATTATTATAAGATGCGTCGAATTTAATAAGTAAGGTGCCACCAGAACCAGAACCGCCTCCTGGACTTGGTGAAGGGTTTGCAGCACCACCGCCACCGCCTGATCCAGTATATGCACAAGCACTATTCGCTGCTTTTGCAGCACCAGGACCACCGCCTCCATCACCACCAGTGTGAGGATATCCTCCCCAAGATGAACCTGAACCACCAAGTCCAGCAGGTTGACTTCCATCTCTTTGTATACCGTTGCCACCACCACTACCTAAACGATAATCATTCCAATTTCCAAATGGTGCTGTCCAAGAACCACCACCAGTAATACCCTGTGCATTTAAATATGTTCTAACATCGGGCCACCCAAGATCAAAAATAGGAGATTTTCCATCTCCACCGTTTCTTGCATTATCATAAGGCTGACCAGGATTGGAATTACCATCTTGACCACCGCCATTGGCACCGCCACCTCCACCTGCTGCACCTTGAGGAGGACTGCCTCCTCTACCACCTTTATTACCTTGACCTGGTGTTCCTGCGCCATATGATGTTGGTGCAGAAGGTGCAGGAACATCTCTACCTGCACCACCGCCAGAACCACCCGCAGCACCTTGAAAATTAGAACCACTATCACCACCATGACCACCACCAACGGCAGTAATAGTTGGTGTACCTGGTCCGCTTAATATAGAATCTCCACCATTACTTCCACCACCACCTCCACCACCAACTTGAAAGGTTAGTGTCATACCGGGTGTAACAGAATAAGAACCAAACAATACACCGCCACCACCGCCACCACCGCCACCAGCAATACCGCCGCCACCACCACCAGCAACCATAACATAATCAATAACAGGAGTTGTGATGCGTGGCATTCCTCCGGTTCGATCAGCACCAAATACTCTTAATGAATTGGCAATTGATCCTCTAATTGGCATTATTGTATAGGTCCAAATCCTGTGTTAATACTACTCATACCCTGACCATTCGCTTGACCAAATGGTGTGTTCGAAGCAAACACAGTGTATTGATCATTTCCTATTTTGATGATACTAAAGTTGTATGCATCATAGGTCATTGATTGTGCACCTGCCGACAATACATATTGTGGTTGCGAGTTACCTGCCCAATACGCAGTTTGAAGTACACCATCAACATAAACGTTTGCACGATAACGTGTTGAACCTTGTTTCCATAACATTGCTACAGAAATAGATTGACCAATTCTAATCAAATCATTAGCACGACCAGTTGTACCTGTCGATGCTGCATCATTAGCAACAAAATTAAATGTTACGTTTGCTGAAGAGTTTGCTAAAAAATGATAAACAGTAGTGTTGCCAACATGAACGTTATAGTTGCCTTGAACTGAAGTAGTTACAACATTAATTGTTTCTGCTATACGAGTAGTGGATATACTCAAATTTGATGACAACACATTTGATGTGATGCCTCCACCAGCAAAGTTATTAGCAGACACCGCACCAATACCAATTTGATTACCTGATATAGCATATAAACCAATTTGATTACCTGATATAGCACCAATATTAATTAGATTGCCAGTTATTGTATTAGTAACTATTAAATTACCTGATATAGCATTTAATCCAATTTGATTTCCAGATATTGCTCCTGTGCCAATCATGTTACCTGTAATTGGTTGAGCAAAGTTATTACCATTGATAGAATTGAGAGCAATCAAATTGCCTGTGATTTGTCCAGCAACGATATTATTTGAACTGACAACATTGGAAGAAAGTTTAGCACCAGTAACAGAACCATCAGAAGGTACAGATGTTGTTGAACCATTACCCATGTGATGAATAACAATATTATTTGTACCTAATGCTGGTGCTGAACCAAAAATGATTATGTCGCCATTTAATGTATAGTCAACACCTGGAGTTTTAAACACACCTGAAATAAACACAGCAATAGATGCAACAGATGCAGGAGCACGAGTTAGTTGCCCAAACACTGTTGCAGAACCTGTGCCACTAAATGTGTCTATAATGAAGGGTACTGATGAAACTTGATTGCCAATGTATGCCATTTATTTCCTTGTTATTCTGGTCTTACTGGTGCATCGCCTTCGGGTTTAGGATATTTATCATTAACTTCTTTGATCATGTTATAGAACTTTGTTCCTTTGCCTGGAATCTCACTGTTATCCATTGCTTCCCACAATGAATTAATCAGAACGGTAATATCAGGATAGTTTGATGCACGATCTAAAAAGTATTGATGATGCTCAATAAACTTATTCTGATATTCCAACTCTTTCATAATTTCATCTTTAGTTGGTGCTTTTGTACCGGCATCATCTTCCCAACGTGTAAACTCAAAGTGTCCACCTGATGCAGACATATCGTACCGTGCCGTTGGACGTAATGCTTTAATTGCTGTATCAATGCCACAAACTAATTTGTTGTTACTGCCAATTAGAAAATGTGCATATTCAATTTCTTTGTTATTCATTCAATCACCCCTATAAAAAAGTTGTACTCACTATTTATGTCCATGTTAGGATCACAATTCCAGAACCACCTGCTCCTGCTTGTCCTGTTGTATTGTTATTTCTTCTTGCGCCGCCACCGCCGCCGCCAGTATTTGGTGTGCCAACAATTCCAGGATTGTCACCATCACCACCTGCACCGCCACCACCAGTACCGCCAGTTCCTGCAGTTGTAGTGGCACCGCCACCACCGCCGCCAGCATAAAATGTTGGTGTTCCAGAATATGATGATGATAGTCCTGCACCACCATTTCCACCTGCACTTCCAGGAGTCGCAGATTGTCCAACCGCACCAGCACCACCGCCACCACCTCCACCATAATTAGGAGCACCTTGTCCTGCACCACCAGCATTACCTTGACCAGGAGTTCCAGCACCACCTAAACCAGAACCTCCACCGCCACCGCCAGAACCGCCACTCATTCCGTTAGTTGCTGGAGAAGTACCAGCACTTGCAGCACCACCACCAATTGCAGTAAATGAAGAGAAAGATGAATTTGTTCCGTTTGAACCAACTCCAATATAAGGTGGTGCTGGAGTACCTACGCCGGCAGCACCACCAGCACCAACTGTAATAGCATATTGTGATCCCGGTGTTACTGAAAATCCTGTGCCTGTAAGATAACCACCAGCACCGCCACCCGCACCACCACTACTACTACCAGCGCCACCACCTGCGACAACAAGGTAATTGACTGTAGTAGATTGTGCAGTGAATGTACCTGATGAATAGAATACTGCTCTTGTTGGTTGTGATGCTGAATGTTTGAGTATCAGTATGCCTGAACCACCAGCACCACCGACTATAGTTGTTGCGGATGGTTGAGCACCACCACCGCCTCCACCGCCAGTTCCTGTGGTACCATTTGCAGAAGCCTGTGCTGTTGGATTAGAAGCACCATAACCGCCACCACCTTGACCGCCAGCACCACCGCCTCCAGTATCTTGTCCACCCCCGCCACCGCCACCTGCCAAATATGTTAATGTACCTGTGAGTGTAGTTGATAAACCAGCACCGCCAGCACCACCAGCGGCACCGGGAGTTGCTGTAACTGTACTACCTACAGCACCAGCACCACCACCACCACCACCAGGAGCAAAACTTGAAGAAGGTGCTCCACCACCATTACTTCCTTGTCCTGGTGTTCCCGATCCACCAGTTGGAGTATTGGAATCTTTACCTGCGCCACCACCAGAACCACCAGACATACCTTTATTAGGTTTTGCTCCACCACCGCCACCACCAAGTGATGTGAGTGATGAAAATGATGAATTTGTTCCGTTTGAACCAGCAATTCCTGGACTATTAATTCCTCCGATACCACCTGCACCAATAGAGACAGAATATGTTTGTCCTGGTGCTACTGGATAACCTGTACCAGATAGATAACCTCCTGCTCCTCCACCTCCGCCATCACCACCATTACCTGAACCACCGCCACCACCGCCGCCGACTAGAACATAATCAACCGCAGTAATTCCTGGCGGTGCTGTCCATTGACCTGATGCTGTGTAAAGATATGTTGTTACTGATGGTTGTGTCGTAGGAATAGAAACAATAACGATACCAGAACCGCCAGTGCCTCCAGAACCATTACCTGGACTATTTCCACCACCACCACCGCCTCCACCAGTATTATTGTTTGCTGAATCTCCTGGACCACCGCCTGCTTTTCCACCACCAAAAGGTGTGCCTAACCAAGGCGATCCTGCCGAATAAAGTGCGTAACCACCGCCACCATAACCTTGAGAATTTGGAGTTCTAGCATTGTCTCCACCACCTCCGCCGCCGCCAGCATATGCTACGTTAGCACCAGAAATTGATGAAAATATTCCTATACCGCCGTTCCCAGATTTTGCTGCGGGAGGTCCAACAGCATTAGTTCCAGCACCACCGCCACCACCACCGCCACCCGCAGAAAAAGGATCACCATTAGGTGTACCTGGACCAGAACCTGCTCTGCCATTACCACCAGAATAACCTTGTCCCGGCGTTCCTGCTGCACCATATTGATTTGCAGTTGGCCCTTCACCACCGCCACCGCCAGAACCTCCAACTTTTGCAGTAGCAATACCAGTACCACCACCGCCACCACCAACAGCATTTAATGTGCCAAATACAGAGTTACTTCCGTTACTTCCACTAGTGGCTCCACCACCGGGTGAAATACCGCCAACACCACCAGAGCCAACAACAACTGAAATGACACCATTTGAACCTACAGGATATCCAGATCCCAATAAAACACCACCGGCACCGCCGCCACCACCAACGGCACCACCACCTCCACCTCCACCAGCAACGACAAGATAATCTACAGTCGATATACCTGTAGGTACGATAAATGTGCTTGTATTTAAAAATGTGAAGATAGCATTTGTTGCTGCTCCTTGTGTCCATTTAAGAATAATAATACCAGAACCACCAGCACCGCCATTACCTGATGCTCCACCGCCACCGCCACCACCACCTAAATTCGTATTTGCAGATGAACCTGTACTTACTGAACTGGGTGCTCCATTAGCACCACCATAAATTGGATTACCACCGCCGCCATAACCACCCGTTCCATTTACAGTAACACCGCCACCACCGCCGCCGCCATAAGCAACATTTGCTCCAGTAAATGTTGAAAATATTCCTATGCCGCCATTACCAGCAACTGCGGATGCTCCGGTGCTTCCTACACCACCAGCACCACCACCTCCACCGCCAGTAGAATTTGTACTAAGGTCACTAGAACTTCCACCACCAGCAAAACCTTGACCTGGCGTTCCTGGACCACCATTTGTAGGAGTTGCTGATGGTGATCCTGTTGAACCACCGCCGCCTGAACCGCCAGCATATCCTATACCACCTATAGTTGGTCCTGCTCTATCTCCACCACTTCCACCACCAATTGACCAATTAATTAATGCTGCGCCACTATTTGTATTAAATATTCCAGAATTAGAACCGTTACCACTTCTAACCCACGGACTATTAAGAGCACCAACACCACCAGAACCAATCGCTACCGTATATGTTATTCCAGGAGTTACGTTTATACCTGTGCCCGTTTGATAACCACCAGCACCACCTCCGCCACCGCCATTTGCACCGCCACCAGCACCACCACCGAGAGCAAAATAATCTACTGACGATACACCAGTAGGAACTGTCCATGTTTGTGATGCTAAAAATACTTGATATGCAGTATATGATGTTGGTGCAGCAGGTCCAGGCGCAGCACCGCCACCAGTACCTGGCACGGTCATGCGTTTCAGTGAAACTTTGTTGAGCGTTATTCTATTAAGTGCCATGATTAGTAGACTTCAGTACCAAAGGCTGAAAATGCTAAAAGAGATGAATTAGCATTTACTGATATCTGCGAACCAGCAGCAAGAGTAATACCAAGTGTCAAAGTAATTGCATCACGACCTGGCACATTAATTCCATAAGCAAGATAGTTTCCATTAGCAATTGGAGAACCAGAAGTGTTTGCTGCAATTCTAAATGCTGCACCGTTTGCTGCATTCTCATCTAAATTAGCAATAGTAATTGATGAGATAATTGCAGAGTTACCTGCTGGTACGGTATACAAGTTCGTCAGAATGTTTGCTGTTGAACTTTGTTGACCTAAAATTTTATATGCTCTTGCCATTTTTTTCTCTTTTTATTTTAAAACTAAAAGGTTTATATTATTTATGGTGCTGGATTAACACCAGGTGCTGCCCACGACCAACTTCCTGAACCATTCCATTTATAAATTTTGTATGTTCCATTATCCACATACGATGAAAGACCTGATGTAGTTGGAATAGGACAATATTCAGCGGGATAACGAACCCAAAATAAACCACTGCCACCACCCGCTGATGAGATAGCAGGATTTGCTCCTTGCCCTCCACCACCACCACCACGACCATTACCACCAGAAGAACCAGATTCACCACCACCAAAAGGTTCATTTGCGGGATAGGGTGCAACAGGTCCACCGTTTCTACCTCCAAATGAACGAATACCCAAATCACCACCGCCAGCACCACCGCCAGCAAATGCTTGGGGTGTTCCATCAAATGTAGTTGATAATCCCACTCCACCTAAACCACCATTACCCCAACCAGCAACACCTGTAGCAAATGGTGCAGTGGGTTGTGGTGCTGGCCAAGCAGAACCATCACTTGGCCCTAAACCTTTACCTCCGCCTGCTCCAAAACCTCCACCGCCACCACCATTACCTGCACCAGGTCCATTGCAACCAGCACCACCACCATTACCCTGACCAGGAGTTCCAGACCCACTACCACCATCACGTTGAGCACCGCCACCACCTGAACCACCTGGACCACCGATACGTGAACCAGAAGGGTCTTCTGGAGCACCACCACCACCTCCTCCCCCACCTTGACCCCAAGTATTTTCACCCGAATCAACTGCAAAAAAACCAGTATTTGAACCTTGTATGCCTCTTGTTGAGGGTGCTGGTCCTGCTGGACCACCTCCACCAACTTGAACTGTGTATGTTCTATTACCTTCTACACCATAACCCGTACCTTGTACAACTCCGCCAGCACCACCACCACCTCCTACGGAGTTTCCACCACCACCTGAACCACCACCACCGCCACCAGCAATAATTAAATATTCTATTGTTGGTGGTACTGGAGCATAAGCAGGTTGATTGTATGGTTTTGTAGTTCTCGCACCAAATGCTGCTCTACCGATTGTGATAGGTGTTATTGCTGCCATATTATTGACTTAATCCAGGACCCATACCCTGTCCATTGGCTTGTGCATATGCAGAGTTGGCGGCAAGAACAGTAAATGCTGAATCATTTGTTTTAATTACAGTAAAATTATATACATCTAAACTTTGACTTTGTGATGATGCTTGTGATGGTTGTGCATTACTTAACCAATACGCAGTTTGTAATACTCCATCAACTTGAACGTTTGCACGATAGCGTGTTGAACCCTGCTTCAATAAAATTACAACAGAAGCGGATTGTCCTGTTGAAATCAAATCATTTAATTTACCTGTTGTTCCTGGTACAGTATTAGCAATTAAATTGAATGTTACGCTACCAGAAGTGTTGGACGTAAAATAATAAACTCCTGTATTGCCTACATGAACAGCATAATTTCCAACAACCGAACTTGTTACCAGATTAATTGTTTCTGCAATACGAGTTGTAGAGATACTCAAATTTGATGACAACACATTTGATGTAATACCACCACCAGCAAAGTTGTTGGCGGATACTGCACCCACACCAATTTGATTGCCAGAGATTGCATAGGAACCAATCATGTTACCTGTGATTGGACCAGCAAAATTATTACCTGTGATTGCTCCTGTGCTAATTTGATTACCGGAGATTGCATAGGAACCAATCATATTGCCAGTGATTGGACCAGCAAAATTATTACCAGTAATTGCTCCAAGACCAATTTGATTACCTGCTACCGCTTGTGATGCAATTAAATTTGTCGTTATGGCATTCAGAACAATACTATTTGATGATATAACACCAGCAGTAAGTTTATCTCCAGTGATTGAACCTGCCGCTAATTTTGAATTGGTTACAGAACTTGGAGCTAATCCAGTAGATGTTATTGAGTTTGCCAGTATTTGTGATGATGAAATTTGATTATATGCAATCGTTGTACCTGTACGATAAATTACAACAATATTATTTGTGCCCAGTGCCGGAGGAGTATTAAAGGTAATTAAACCAGAAGTGACTGTGTACGCATCTGAAGGTGTTAGTATTACACCACCAACTGCAACTTCAATATAAGTTGGATCACTAATACTTCTAGTTAAAGTATATTGAGTACATGCACCAGAACCGTTAAACTTTTCAACTGAATTTACAAATGAATTTAATTCAGGTGAATTACCTAGATAAGACATTAACTAATCTCCAGAGAAGAAAGAATAACGTCAGCCGAAGATGCAATAGAAGTATTTACCTGAACATAATCGCCAGGTTCCAATACAACTTTTTGATCACCACCAATAGGAACCAATGATCCACCAGGAGCAATCGTTGCATTCTTAATCATGTAGTAATCTACACCAGCAGATGTAAGAATTACATTTGCGGAAATAGGTGTGGTGATTAAATTGGCTATACTCATACCAATTACTGTTGCTGATATAATTGCACTCGGAGCATATACGTTTTGTGCTGTAGTTCCAACAGCCTTTAGAAAATTGTTTTTAAATGCGTTAGCCATTAAATCCTCTGATTAATTTGAGTTTCATGTATTTATTCTAACCGCCCAAGGCAATTGCAAATGCGATTGATGAATCAATTGCTGCGGTAATTGAACTGTAAATTGCTGTGTTTGGTGCACCCGTAAACGTACCTGTAATTGCTAGATTGCCTAGATAAGAATTTCCTGATACACTTGCGTTGGCAACGTTTGCGGTATTAGCATATAACTGATTGATGGCACCACTATTACGAACATTTAAACTAGAACGCACACCAGAAATATCAATCTGACTATTAGCAATAAACGGTGAACCATTAGCGCCGTCAGTAAGATTGTTGGCAACCGCTACCAAATAAGAAGTAGTTGTCACCCATTCCGAAAAAGTATTCGATGTGTTTATTTGATTAATTGCCATTCGATGCTTTCATCTGTACGATTTCACGAAGCATATTTTTAATGTCCGTGATATCTTCTTCTAGTTTATTTACTTTAGTTTTCATTTCTTCTTGTTCAGCCAATCGTTGTTTTGCTAACTGACGTTGTGCCAAATAACTTTCCAAGCCCGCACGATCAGTATTTAGAATTGCTCTATTGGTCGTGTCACGAACTAGATGTTTATCATCTTCTATGCGAACAAACATTTATTCTCCTTATAAACCATCAGGTAAAGCAATTACACGCAAGTCTTTCATCTTTGGAACATCGACTGTGCTATCACCTGTCATTACCACTTTAACTGCAAAAGTGGCAAAATCGGTAAATGTTTGTGTACCAGCAGCATTAGTATATGTAATTTGATTTGACACAACACCACCGATACCAGGAGCGAATGTCAACTCACGATAATCACCCTCATCAGCGGACACAAAGTTGGTTGAATTAATCTGCGTCAGAAAATTCCAATATTTGTCCTCAAATGGTTCTGAATCACCAGGCGATAAGAATTTGCCATACACATAGATGTTAGACAGTGCTGGTTTATATGCGAGTAGATAAACACGAAGATCGCCAGAAGTAAATCCTGGGGCTAACTGAACTTTACGAGTCAGATAACGAACTTTTGCGTTACCGCCTTCTTTTTTATCCTCACCATTAATAATAATCGATGCTCCTGAACCACCAGTAGCACTTGCTAATGTACCGTAAGTCATTGGTCCAGTGTATCCAACAGTAGTTGTTGTAGATGCAAACAAGTTAATTGTTGGTGACGTTGTATAACCAGAACCAGGATTAGTTATCCACACACGACTTAATTTACCACCTACCACATTTGCAGTTGCGGTTGCGCCACTTCCTGCTCCAGTAGACGATAGATTTATTGACAATGAATAGAATCCATCAGTCATTCCTCCACCAACATTAGCAATAACAATGTCTGAATTCGATAATCCTAAAGTATTAATCTTATTTTCAATAGACAACAAATTCAAACGAGTGATATCAATCATTGGAGTAATATCAGGATTACTACTTTGCATTGTAGTTCTCAAAATAAATGTAGTATTGCCAGTTGTTGTGCTCAACACACGACGACCGTAACCATCTACCATCTTATAATCATTGTTTGGTATAATTGGTAAGAATGTATGCGTTGCGCCAGTTCCATCTTGTTGAGAGATAAAATTATACTCAATTGATGTATTGGAAAGAACAACATCCGTTGACATAACTTGCATTAAATCATATACAGCATTTGCTGTTTTACTTGACATATCTACTTCAAAATAAGCATATCCATAATTATTTGAATATACTTTCTTTTGGAGACTAAACATCATGTCAATGTTTTGATTTGCTGTCCAAGTTGATCCATTTTGAGATTCAAAGAATGAACCCGTGTATGCTTGTTTAGAAATCTTAGCGGAAGATGCTAGATTTGTTTGATCTTTTTCAGCAACAAATGTTTCGTAACCAACACTATTAGATAGCAAAACTATTGAATGTTCACCAGGTAATAATAATACAGGTACATCAAATCTAAATTCGGTATACTTTGTCGAATCTTCAATATTTGGTATTGTACATGTATTGACTTTATCTGGTGTCAATATCACATCAGCGTAAGGATACACCGTAGATGATGATGGATAACCATTAACTACTGGACGAATCTGAAGTTGAACCGGAGCAGATATATCTTTAGTCTTAAAGCAAACACGAACACTCGACAGCATAAGTCCTTGCGGATATTGATCAGAATTAACCAAAAATGTTTCTGCAAGAGGATCATGATACTTAACTGAAGTTTTTGAAGCAGTACGAATAGTTGATGATGATGTTGTTCTACTTTCCGAAACATCACTTCTCACTACACCAGGAACAAATACAGAAACCGAAGTTTCTTGTTTGGTCTGGATTAATCCTTGTGAGAAGAATGATGCATCACCATTCGTAGTCGAACTTTCCACAGTGCCAGTAGAACTATCAATCAAACGGAAAAGTTTTTCGCCAACACGGAAAGTATCTGTTGGTGCTGCAAATATACCAGCAGTTGCGCCTTCAATTGTTGTTGTCAATGTACCAATAGAATATGTTGATGTCGCATCTGGTGTTGTTGACCATGTACCAGTAATTTGAGCATAACGAGTGCTTGAATCGTAAGCAGAAATAACGGCTGATGTACCTGAACCTGTACCACCAATAATACGAATAGTTTGACCAACATAATCGGAAATATTAGAAGCACCGCCAGCATGATAATCAAGTTGAATATAACTTGAGTTAGCAGCAATAGCACGACCAGAATAATGATCTACAGTAGCAGTAATGTTAGTTTCACCGGATGTTGCTCCAACTACACGAATACCGCTTGTAGCAGCAGACCATGAACCGTATGCCGAACGAGGAACAATATTGGTAAAGAAGGCATGATTATTTGCCGACAAAACTACTGTACCAGAACCCATCAGTGAATTTGTAGCAGCATCATAGAATGCTACATCTTCAGGATCACTAATTGTGGTTATATAACCTAAATCATTGTTTGCAAATTTAATAATGTTAGCACGGTAAACATACTTGTCAACATTCGTATTATCAAAGAATGTGTATAGCGTTGTGGATGGTTTAAATCCAGTGCCAACAGCAAGAATGTTTATGTTTCGCATAAACTGAACAATCGTTACATCAACAACACGGTCACCTAATGATTTGGTAAGTTGTTGTGGTACAATTTGCGACAAAATTCCTGTGCGAGTTTCATTTGTTGTCGTAGTTTCTAGGAAATCTTGCGTTGTGGTTGTTGTTTCCATTGCGTGTTTACGACCAGGATTTGAACTTCCTGGAACACGCACATTTGTTTTTGATGTTTTTGCAGCACCTAGAGCATGAGTGTCTACACCTGTCCATGTTGTTTGCCATGAACCCCATGATGTACTTTGAATTGATGACCATGCATCACGTGCCGCATCACCGCCAGTTAGATCAATATTCTGTGCTTCAATTCGAGTATCGGAAGTCCATACATCAGAAGCAGGATCAAGTTTAACTGAACCGACGTAGTTAATAACATTGAATGGATTAATATTAACGGACTTTGATGCTAGATTTTGTGTTAAGAATGTTTCTGTAGTGCCGTTCAAAGTCAACAATGGACCATTAAACTCAACACCAGTATTTAAAACACTATTGTTTGAGAATATTTTTGTCGAATATAAATTGTAAGTATTACGAGCAAGATTATTAACAATATCAATAGAAGAATTAAAATCACGGGCAGTAAAGTTTGCTACAGATTTATCTACAAATGAATCTACCATTATACCATTTTTATAACGAGGTAATCCAGTAGAATCTAACGTAGATAAGTCTTGTTTAGATACGGTTGATTGCTCCAATAATGAAAGAGAAGTATAGTATTCCAGATTTTCAATGCGCTTTTCGAGAGCACCGATATCTTTCATAGTGTAGCGTTTATTCTTGAATGTCTGGATGCTTGTTGATGCCGCATAACCGAGATATGCTGGATAACTCAACACATATAGAGTCATTGCCTCATCAGGCTGTAAAGGAGCAACAGGAGTTTTTGAAGGAACGCCTTGAATGACCTCAAATGTTCCAATTTTATTTAAAACAAGTCTATCAACACGTGGCAAATAATAACTATAATCAACAAGAATTGGACTACCAACTAAAGGAAACTTTGGACCAGCGCCAGTTTCTTCAACATCAAATACAAAGTTATTTGCCGAATATGATTCTGTAGCATCTTTACGAACCGCACGAAAATCTAGGTAATCTCTTAACGCATAAGTTACACCATCTTCGGTAGAAAATAATGGAATGTCTGAATAAGAAAGATTGTTTGGTCCTAAACGAGTGTAAGAATCTACATCAAAATAACCAGTGCCAGATGATTTGAAACGATTGTAACGAATCAATAATGGTCCAGTTGGAGGTGTTTGACCTGCTTTCAAACGTATTGATGCATGATCATAATAAGAATCTTTTTGACCTGTAGATAAAACATAACGTGAAGTTACATTAACATAAGAGCCGGCATTATAGTTTGCAGTGCTAATTGTTTGACCTTGGAAGTCAAAGATAGCATTTATGGAATGAACGTCCGAAACAAATAATGATTGTGAAACGCCTGGTGTTCTTACCAACATTGTGTTGCTAGTAATTGCGGTCTGACCATCAAGTGCTGCAACATAAACGGCAGTATTACCAGCACCAAAAATATTGTTTGTACCACCGCCAGCAGGATCAACTAAAACTGTATTTGCTTTGATGAACGTTTTTGTTTTGGATGTAGGATTTGTACCACTAATTGTAGCATAAACATTTGCAGTTATTGATGCACCCGCTGTACCAAGATTGATTTGACGAGTTGATGTGCTGATACCAGTTACACCAGTTGCTGGAACAATTGAACCTGTAGGATAAGTACCATTACCTGAAGTAACGACAATAGTATAATACTGCTGTATTGATGATGTTGTTGATGCTGCAAGTAATGATTCGCCAACACCAACAGATAATGATGTTGAAAGACCAGACGCATCGAATGAAACGCCTTGATATAAACGAGAATACGTATAATTAAAATCTGCTAATGTATTTGATGCAACATTATCTTCACCGATTTTAAATAACAAAGGTTCAGAACCAGATTCGGAAACAAATACTGGATAATGTAATACTCCACCAGCGGTTAATGTTTGACGTTTAGAATAAGGATGTACGTTTGCTGTTGCTACTCTTGTTCCTGTTCCAGTCAATAATCCACTATAAACTGCAAATGATTCAGTTTGTCCAATATCAAAATCAATAACGAATCTAGAATTTGATGGAAAATTAGTAGTTGTTGCCAATACATATGCAGCACTATTTGTTCCGATTGGCTGCGAGAAAGCACGATCAACCGTCACATTTTTTGTTGAACCTTCATAATACTTAATTGTTCTAGCAGTGTCAAATGTACCATTACCTCCTACCATACGAATACGAGCACCCACATAACAATCGTTGAAAGTGGAGAAAAATGGAGGTAAAGTAAATGTTGTTGTGTTGCCCGCAGTATTAATAAAATACCCGTTGGCACCACCAGCATCAGTTAAATTAATAATTGAACGAGTATTAATATCAGATAAGAATGTTTTATAAATGTATGTGTTAGAATCTAATGTATTCGCAGAAGAATCATAGTTGATTGTTCTAACTTTTGCGGTACCAATTTTTACATTTGAAAGATAAGCACTATTACCAGAATAACTTGCTAATTGTCCAGTGTCAACGCAATAAATGTCCACATTAGCAATTTGATTCGTTGCGAAATTGCCATAGAAAGAGTTTGCATAAACATAGTAACCATAATCTGCACTGATACGTTGATTGTTTACATTCGTTACAGTTCTTGGTTTTGGAATAACAATACTTGTTGGCGCTATGGTTGAAAATTCATAACCTTTAACATATGCTTTACCTGGACTTAATGTGACATTTGCATATGCTGTATTTGATGCATTATCAGTCATCGCAATGTCAAATGATTTTACAATATAATCACCAGATTCGTCGTATGTTCGACGAGCAAGTTCATCACCAAGAGGTCCATAGATTGGAGTTTGAATAACACTTTTTTGAATGCCATCCTGAAATTCAGATAATTGAATAAACTGTGAGAGGTCTATGCTGTTTGTGGCACGTGTTGTTAAAGTTAAAGTAATCTTATAACGATCTGCACCAGGTGCTTGATAATTTGATGCAGATTGTGCAGGATCAAGCAATGAAGTGTCTTGAGTATAATCAACAATACTTTCTGTTACTTGAAAACCAATTAAACCTGTTGAATTGGCACGATCATATTTGGAAATAGCAACAGATTGAGGTTGATTTTTAACGAAGAAACCTTCGTAATAAAATACACCAGTGTTGATTGAAAATGCTTTTGAATTGCCAGTTGGATTACTGGATGCAGTATTTGCATAATAATTGATAGCATTTGTTGCAGTATTTGAGGTAATAATAGTTTCGCTGGCAGTAAAGTCTCCGCCATACATCGGATTAATAATTAAAGTAATTGGATCACCAGTCGCAGCATCAGCAGAATATGCTTTTAAGACATATGCTTTTTTGGTTCCGGCTATATTAGTAATATACTCTTGATCAAAATTGACAGCAGTAATATCACTGCCAGCATAAGTTGAAACTAAATTAAGATATGCGGTATTCTGAACAAAAATTTGACCGCCCGTAACTATAGAACCAGACTTAAATACATGATCACCAAATTTTTTAATTTGATCCTGTAAGATTGTTTGTGATTGAGTTAATTCACGAGACTGAACCGCATATCCTGGTTTATACAAGATACGATGAAAATCTTTGTTGTCATCAAAATCATCGTAGTACGGATCAACATTAAAATTTGTGTTTAGTGCCATTTATTAACCTTTAGAATCTAACAATAAGTCTGATGTTTTCTGCTTGACCATCTGCTCTGGTGGTCTTAACTACATTTTCGGTATAAAGAATATCACCTGAATATGGTTGAAACTCTGGACTTCCTGAGCCAATAATCAATCGACTTGTTCCAGAATTTGCTCCAACTAATGATGAACCAGTTGTAAATGAACCTTTAATATTAGTCAACTTAATTATACTTGAACTTTGATCAACAACAAATCCATACGCACTTGCGGTTGATGGTGAGGTTCCTTGATAAACAAATTCATCTAATGTATACGTTGCACCAGTATCCACCGAAATATCTGTAGTCAGTGAAACAACTGAATTGGCATTTGCTTGAGTTACCACATTAGCATCTGCATATTTATGGGGGTCTACAAAAATACCATATTGTCTGAAAGTAGTATTAGCAGATATCTTTCCATTTTCCGATGAATCAATCTCACCGATTTTTACCGCAACCATTACGTTGTTTGCGCCAAGTTCTTTTGCTGGATTATATGCATGACCATATTTTGGATCAAGAATACAACGCAAAGCAGCATTACTTCCTGTGCCATAGATATATGCATTTGCGAATGAATAACCACGTCCAATAGTGGACACTGTTACTTTAGTTACATAACCAGCAGTATTAATAACAGGAGTTGCTGATATACTTGTACCATCGCCATCAATATAAACTCGGGTAGTTAAAGACAATTGATTCGCTGCTGTTCCTCCACCACCTGCGGCAGTTGTGGAAGTAGATAGAGTAATTTTATTGTTAGGTATATCTATCGCAGAAATATATGTTCCTGGAGTAATACCTGTTCCTGCAACAGACATATTCGCTGCAACGTTTGTAGTATTTGCTAGAGTTAAAGTTGTACAGCCTGATGAAAAATATAAAGTTGTAGAAACATTATTTTCATAGTAACCTGTACCAGAATTCGTAATGACGATTGTGGATAATTCACCATCAACAACACCGATAGAATTAACACCATAATCAATCTGTGCGGTTGATGTGGGTGCTGGAATCCATGTATTTGTTAAGAATTTATTTGATGGTTTTACGTTAAACATATACTTCCAAATATAACCATCGGAAGTTGCAATGTTACCGTTTGAAGATGTATAATCGCCAGTTGGTTCTACTGTAGAATTTGCTGAAGCATTATTTGATAAGCATTTATAAACATTTCTTCCCGAAGTCATAATATACATCGGCTTAACATTCAAAGATGTATTACCAGTAAGTAAACTGGTAAAATCCACAACATTATCATATTGCTGATATTTTGTATTTGCAGTCCAACTCACTCTAGGAACAACAAACTCTACATCATTACCAGTAATTTTCTTGGCACCAATCATAGCATTCCAAGTAGATTTTTCTGTATCAATAGAATCTATGATAGATGGAGGATTATTTTCATTGGCATAAGGTAAATGATTGCCGATGAACACATAGCCAACAGTTGGAGATGGTTCATAGAACGATTCTTTAAACTGTACCGCTGCGGTATATGCTATTTTTTTAGAAGTTGCTGAAGTCATAACTTGTATTTATTTGTTATTTCCATATAATCATTGATTGTCCATTTGCGGTTTGGCTAAATGTTCCTACACTATTGACATGTATAACTGCTCCTGTGCCACCAGTATTGGGTGTAACATTGGGAGTATAAAAATACTCACCAGGTGTACTAATAATAACTTTACGAATTGCTCCATTGGATGGATATACTTCAATGGCACTTTGTGCTGCCGTATTTGTTCCAGTAAAACCAACATTAATTATTGCAACAGTTTGTGTATTCGATACACCAGACATCGTAAATATCGCATTTGTTACAGAGTTGCTATTGGCGGTAACTGTTACATTCGCTGTATAGAATGCATTAGCAGATGTGGTAACAATTAAATTTGCAATATTCGTTGTATTTGCATTATACGAAATACGGAATGTAGCAGGAATAGTTGGGCTTTGTGCCAATCCAGTAGCAGGATTAAGAACGCTAGACACTGTAATGTTGTTACCATTTGCATACAAACCTATGTTATTTATGACGGTTCTAACAATAGCACCTGATCCATTCACAACTGCCGAAACGTTAGCAATCGAGTTAGCACCACCACCAGTAAATATAATATAACCATTGGCATAACCAGAACCACCATCAGTGGCAAAAACTTCAGTAATCGAAGTTGGTACAACATTTGTAGTAACATTTGGTAAAGTGCGATATAGACCGACATTCGTGATTGTAATTCTACGAATAACGCCATTTGCGGCATGAACTTCATATGTTCCAACAGCATCAGAAATAGCACCGCCTCCAATAAATACTAGATTACCATTAGCAAGAGCCGCACCATTATATGTAACACTATTTGCTGCGATAGATGCAACGGAAATTGGTGTAGTGTTTAAAGTAGCAGTTGGTGTTGATGAATATAAACCAGAATCAAGGATTGTATATTTGCGAACTGCACCATTTGACGAATAAACTTCAACTGCAACTTGTGCTGATCGATTGGCTGTACCACCACCTGAGAATATAATTATACCATTTGAGTGTGCACCACCAACATTAACTAATGCTGAAAATACATTAGATACCACAACATTAGCACTCGAATTTGGTGATGCCGCAGTTGGATTACTTGCATACAATCCAGAGTCATTAACTGTAAGTGACTGAATTGCACCATTTGACGGATAAACTTTTACCGAAACATTCGCTGGACGAATTGGCGCACCTCCAGTAAAACTCAAAAATCCATTAGAATAGCCAGCACCAGGATTAGTAATACTGATAGAATTAGCATAAAGAACTATGTGTGGTGAACTTGCCGGTAATGCAATCGGCGTATTTGAATATAAACCACCACTAACTAATGTTACACTTTGTAAACAACCATTTGCATTTGCAACTACAGTAGCAACTGCAGGTATTGCTTCATCGGCATTTGATAATACAACAGTGCCACTTGTATAACCTGAACCGGATGTAAAGATACTTAAACTTGTAATTCTACCACCACCACCACTGAATATCAAATTACCATTAGAATAACCTGACCCAGAATTTGCAATCCAAATATTATTTACATTTGAGGATACTAATAAAGATGTATTGCTTACTACAGAATTGACGGTACGAATTTCTCCATTTACTGCAACTCTTGAGCCAACAGTTAATGCGCCACGTGAAACCGCAGCATTAAATTTCGTATTCGTACCAGTAACAAGAATACTACCATTACCGACATTTACTCTGCCTGAAATTGTTAAAAATTGCGGATCGGTAGCAACGTTAATTGTGGATACACTTACGTCAGTTAAATCTATTGTATTTGATAGATTAAATGTTGCATACTTTACAAATCCAACAGGATGTAATAATTCTTTTAATATCTGTTTATAACGATAAAATTCAACTTGTGAAGAAATAACATATGAATAATTTACGTAGTAATCACGGCCAGCAAGATTTCTTTCGGTTGAAGAAATAATAGAATCGGATGTTGTCCAACGACCAGGTGAAGTTAAATAAGATCGCTCAATGTCCGCATTTGCTGTTGCACCAGTTCCTGTTCCACTTGAGATTGTTACGGTAGGTATATACTCATAACCCGAACCTGTATTCAAAACTTGAATCGAAAGAATTTGACCAGGTTGTCCTGTACCTGTTGCAAGCAATGATTCTCCATCCGAAACTACTGAATCAATTTCAATATTTGCACCTACTCCAGCAACTGAAGATATGGTTACAGATGGAAAATTATCTTGTGTATAACTATGACCACCTAAAGGATTGCGTCCAAAAACACCTATTTTTTTGCCTGACGCTGAATTTGTAAATGGTGAAGTGACTGATAAAGTTAGATCATCAGAGATTGTAGAGACAATTCTCGATTCATTATTGATATCAATTTTATCGCCAACACGCAAATCAGTTAAAAATTTAGTTCCTGTTCCACCAACTGCGGCCGACGATCCAGTAATTGTTGCGGTTCCTTGAATTCGTGTATTTGCCATTCCAATAGTAACAACACCACCTGTTCCATTAATTGCCTGAACTGTAGCGGCAGCATATTGACCATATGTTCCAGGTGGATTAACTCCAAATACAACCTCATCACCAACAACATAACCAGAACCAGCATTATTAATTTTAATACGACCAATCGATCTTAAACTTTTTGGCGAACGAAGTGTTCCTAAAGAACCATAAGGTGCGCCAAAAGCATCAAGTGATGGAGTTGTTGGTGTGGCACCAGAAGTCAATAAAACTTTAACATTCGTGATTGGTCCAACTGACAATGTTTGAAATCCAAGAACATCAACGATTCGAGTGTTTAGATTTGGACTTGTGACAGTCGTTGAGTTTGCAAATTGATAGTTGGCAGAACTTAATACTGTATTTGCAGCATTACTACTTCCGTTAAAATTAGAAATAATATCACTAACGACAATGAAACTATTTGCCGCATTTACACCAGATTGATCAATACCATCAACAGTAATTGTTAAAGTGACTGCTCCATTACCAGATACTGAAACTGGAGAAAGATTTGCAAATACTGCACCACCACGTAAAACTCCAACAGATTGAATTGCGCCTTGAAAAATAGAAGCAATTGTTCCAATCGCATTTACTGACGCATTACCGCCAGCAACAATAACAGAATCACCTACTTGATAGTTTTGTCCACCTGTGACTATATTGAACTGTTTGACAATCGAAAATGTTGACGCTTGAATATTAATCGTATTTCCATAAGGATCATCTGGATTAATAATAGGTATCGTTACATATTCACCATTTAAAAAATTACCATCTAATGAATTCGTATTGATAAGTAACTCAACTGGCAAACCCAAGTTCAACGTATCTGAAATAATACGACGATTTGCTTGTTCAATGATCGCACTGGCACCAGATTTAATACCAATGACTTTACGATTATTTAAAAGATTGGTGTTAAAATTATTATAAACAACACGAATAATTGAGTTGTTTGCTGGTGCTGTTTTAAAATTTAATTGACGATATTCTTTGTTAATAAAAAATGATGTAGTCTGAAGAACTCCACTTACAAATACACTTATATCGCTAGAGCCAACTATTTGTGCTAAAGTAAAAGTTTTTGTTATCCCATCACCAGTATAAACCGAAGCAATGTCTTGATTAATACGAAGTTTATTATCAACTTGCCATTTACTGCTTGATGATTTTAAAACATTATTTTGTGGTAGAATAACATCAATATCTACACCGAAAATAAGACGAAATAACAATTTGAATGATGCATCATTACCTTTTGTTTTATATAAAGGTACAAGATGTTTGAACAAAAGTGCTTTATCTGCTTGAACATCGAGAGGTATTAGTGATGCATATGTATTGTAAAAGTTTGTTTGAAATGCATCCAAAGAAGCATCAATATCACGTATATCACGAAGAGTTTTTGCAGTTGTTACAAGTGTGTTTGCTGACGTTCCAGTATTAGCGGTGCCTTCAAGAAACTGATAATATGCTTCTAAAAAATTAACAAATACAGGATACTCATCCCGAACAAATTCCGGGACTTGACGATTAACAAGTAATGATGTTTTTAAATCTACTGTTGACATTATACAGTTTCTAGTGTTGTGCTAATTGCTGTTGGATCATCCACATCCAACGTAACGATTGTATTTTTAGTTGTGCTGATAATACCTTTTTCCGATTCTACAGATAAACGAATATAACCATCAGTTGAAGATACTGATTTTATGTAAATATCACTGATTGTAACTATTCCTGCATCATAATTAATAGTACCTGCCGTAGCATTAACGATCTGACGTTGTGCATTTGTATCATAATAAACTGTTCTTATTTCACCTGTTCGTGCATCAATAACTGCTTCGGCTTGTGCACCATATCCACCACCACCCGAAATGGTTACAGTGGCACGGGTATAATCAATACCTCGATTAGTTACTTCAATGTTTTGAATTTTACCATTGACGATTGTTGCGGCAGCATTTGCTCCAGTACCATCACCAGAGATAGTGATTGTTGGTGCGCTAGTAAAACCTTGACCAGGATTCAAAACAGTAATTGATGATACACCAGAAAATGATTGAGGTATTTCATCAAACTGAACAACTTGATCCATTCCACTAGAATCAACTACAGTAAAAAATGTAGAACTTAATTTATTACTGATTGTGCCTCGACGAAGAGGAACATTAAAATAAACGGTGTATGGTTTAGATTGATTTGTTGATGGTTTAAATCTTTTTTGCACACGAACTGATATCTTTGATCCTATAATTGAATTTGCATCAGTTGCATCAACAGCATCTTGAACTTTTGAGAGAATAAATTTTGAATCAAACTTATCCAGATACGTTGCTTTATATGTTAAAATAGAATTACGAATACCAGTTTTTAATTGATCCGCAGTTAAAACGGTTTTCTTTGCATCATATGATACTGTTGGAGAAATTATTAGATACAGATATTCTGGATCACGGATAATTGTTTGAACTGTAACAATTGCTTTAGGTTTAATGATCTCATCAATTATTCTTTGTTTCTCAACATCCGACAGATAATAATTTTGTTTTGGTTTCATAGCAATATAAACACGACCATACGTTGGCGGTGTCTCATCTTCGCCACCCCATACGGACACAGAATCTACAGCAGGATAATTTTTCTTAATAAACGACTCATAGTCCTTGAATGTGACTAAACGATTTTGTGTATTGAACTGAAGAGGTGCGGAAAATTTAACTTCATCTACAGATTCTCGCTCAGATCCACCTGCTGCCGCACTTACTGGATTAATTGTGAAACCAGTTATGCTATTTCCTAAAGAATCAGATAGTGCTGATGTTGCAATAAAATTATTTGCTTTATTTGCGATGTCGCCATTTGTTACCAAATATGTGATAGTAACTATTGCTCCATCTGGAATACTTTTACCGATTATATCATTTCCAAAATAAATGTCATATCGTTGATTTTTATTTTCTTGTAAATAAAAAACTGAAGAAGTTGTTGTCTCTTCCGATGCATCTGTCGCTAAAGTATAGACCGTCGAATCTGTATTTGTTGATGATACCTGAACCGAAATTGTAATTGTTGATGTATCTACTCCATCATCAGGAATAGAAAATATTTGTTTAGGATTTGTTGCTTGATCGTGAACATAATTATATGTAACAAGTTGACCTTCATGAATCGGAAGATTTAAAAACGAAAAACTTGTGTTTGATTTTGTCACAATAATTTGATCCAGTGTAACAAAACCATAACTTACTCCATCAATCTCCTCAGATAAAAAACGATATCCTTTAGGAATAGTTAAAGTTGCCGAAGTATTTGAACTTGAATTTGCAGTGAAGTTAATTGTTGCAAGAGGTGCTTTGCGTGAATATGGAACATATCCAAGAACTTTGGCATGAGATATAACAGAATCACGAAGCAGCGCAGTATCTAAAAAAGCCTCATTTGCTACCATATTCAGATAATAGGCTTGATAGTGAGTATTATAAGCCAAAATATCCAATAGGACACTTAAACCAGAACCTTCAAAATCATAATCCGTGAATTCGGATTGTTGATTTAAGAATGTTTTTAAATTTTGCTTGATTGCATCAAAATCAAGTTCTGTGACTCTTAAACGATCTGCCATTTTATCTAATTCTCTCTAGGAAGAAATTTATGGTAATTGGATTAGGACTGTTAATAATAAAAAAAGTTAATGTTACACTGTACCGATTCTCATCTGGTGCGGCCACAGCAACAATACTAGAGACACTGACTCTAGGCTCATAGTTCGAAATTGTTTCCTGAATTGCTCTTTCTAATTGTGCCGCAATAACTGGATCAACATTTTCAAAAAGGAGATTACGAACACCTGAACCAATCTCTGGACGAAATGGTCGTTCATAATAATTTGTTGACACCAAATTCTTTACAGAATTAATTACCGCATATTCATTTAATTGTTTTGATATATCTTTTTTGATAGGATGAATTGTAAAATTCAAGTCCAAATCTTTATAACTTCTTTCGGAAGTTATTTTAGGATTATTTGAGGTAATTGTTGTTGACATCTTTTATTTATTCGTTAATTTGGAGGGCCTGTATTACCACCTTGTGCATCAGGATGAGTATGTGATGCTAAAGTTGCACCAGAATCGGTGATCGTTCCTGTGGCAGTTATTGAACCTGTTACTGCCACATCTCCAGTTAAATTAAATTTGGCTGCTGTAGCATTTACTACACCATCAACAAATATATTAACTTGACCTTGGACATAGATTGAATCATCGCCCACAACTACGGTAAATTTATTACGTTGTATTCTTTCAGCACGATCACCTAATGGACCATACTCAACATAAGAACCTGACCTATGATACAAATGAATTCGTTCGGCATCTTTAGTATCATCGAACTCCAGTGCATGTCCAGATTCCGATTCATAGACATTATTGTAAGGATACTTGGCAGCATAGTATGAATCTGGTTCCACTTTGCTGGCCTTTTTTGCTTTCTTTGCTACATTGATTGCTGATGGATAGTCAGAATCATTTCTTGCCAAACGTGATGTTGTCGGCTCATCCAACTTACGTGGATATAAAGTGGCACTTTCTGATGGTTTAACCGGTGCTGATGCCAACTGTGATGCTGTCCGTGAATCGCTAAACGGTTCTTGAGCATTTCCTGCCTTTAAAGGAATACTTGGAAATGATCCTAATATCACAGGTTCTTGAGCATTCTCTCCGTCAACAAAAAAACCAAATACCATGTCGCCCTCTTTAGAAGGATAGACATTAGACATGTTTGTAGGTATGCTTGGCATTGCCCACGGTAACATGTTTGTAGGTAATTGCATTTTGTTTGTTGAATGCCATCCAATACAACGAACACGACAACGGCCCAGTTTTAATGGATCTTGGCGATCTTCTATTGTGCCTATCCACCAAACAAATCCATGTTTTCCTGCAAAATCTTTATTTTCAGGATTCATTATGTGTATGCTTTCAACACTTGATTTTGTTTAGGACTGCTCACTTTGGTTGTGCGTATATTAGATGAATCAGTAACAACTTCAATTACCGTTTCGTGTTTATTGTTGGTTATAATGTGACGAGTAGCAACAATCAAATGTTTACCGCTAATTGATTCATCATCAAGATCGTTGCCCTTGTTCTTCAAATTAAAACCTGGTGAAATAAAATCTACATTAAATCCTGAAGTCAATTGAAAATTTCCTGGCATAACTATTTTCATTCTTTTTGCCATGAGATTTTTCAAAATGGCACGCCTTTGGAATGCAAAGTTTTCTTGTGTCTCAACTTTTGAAATTGATTCTGGATCTTTATTCTTAATGTAGTTACTATTCTTTCTAGTTTGACCAAATATGCTTACCACTTTTCTTGAATCATTGGTCGTCAAAGTTGAGGTATTATCTCTATTAAATATTTCGGTAACATTTGGCGTTTTATTTCCATGATCCATTGCAGAATAAACATCACCGAAACCGATTTGTTTTTCTCCAAAAGTTCGAGTTACTGGATCAAATCCTATAAAAGTACCAGCATTTACACCTGAACGAGTTTTGTCTATAATGTCATTCTGAATAATAATCTCGAAACTTTTTGCACTACTGATTTCTTTTAACGCATCTTTACTTGATAAGTTTTTTGAATCAAAGTTAATATTCAATATAGAATCTTTTTTCAATAAAGTCGATAGAGAAATGAAATTGAAACCTAAATTGTTTCGGAAGAACATGTAATTTGGCGAGTTCTTTCCATCAGTTGAACGCTTAGTGCACCAATCAATAGCATCCAATGGACGCAAATTTGGTATCACAACTTTCTTTATTCCAGATGTTGATTCCAAAAGTCCACGATTTGCCTGCTCAACTTTAAGATAATTTGTTAAAATTTTATCCACTATATTGGAATATGTTGTTTCATAACCCTGAGTAATTCTTTGTTGATCAGAAAAGAAGAACTCATCCGAGACAAAATTTAAAATATATCTTTCGCTAGTTTGATTTATATTTCTTCTATCAGTTTGTTTATAGATACG